TCGCCGGGGTGCCCCGGAGGGAACTCCTGCGCCTCGAACACCGTGGGGTACAGGAAACTCATCTCCACGAAGCCCAGCGCCTCGTTCTCCTCGCACAGGGGGCAGGGATGGACGTTGCCCTTGGGTGTAACGCCTCGGTCGCCAAGGTGGACCCACGCCTTCATCGTCAGGCCCGACTTGGACATCTCCTCGAACCGGCCAGCGTTCTCGGCCCAGGCCACCTCGTAGTTGACAATGCTGTTCGTGCGCGCCTCACTCATATCGGTCAGGCCGCGCATGATGTAGTCCAGCACGTCGCCCATGAACCCCTCTTGCATCAGGATGCGCTCGGCAGTGAACCCATCCCGCATTGCCTGCGCAATCTTCGGGCTGCTGAGGCCCTGATTGACGCCCGCCGACACGATGCGCTTGATGAACGTCTTGGTGCCCTGGTCGATGAAGGTCACGAGGTTCCCTGCTCGGGCCTCAAGCGTTCCCAGTGTCGCCGCATTGCTCAACTTGAAGTTGATACCCACGGATGGCCATGCCCTTCTCGAAGGCCGCCGTGTACATCTCAAGGAACTCCTGCTTGTCCCACTCGTCCGCCAGTTGCCACCACTCCTCGTCTTCCAACGCCTTCTCGACTGCGGCCTGAATCTCATGCGCCGTCTGCCGAATGGTCAGCGTGTCCAAGAAGTCGTTGTCCTGGTCGAATACGAGGTTGGTGAACTGCGGCACCCAGTAGTCCTCGGCTTGGTCATCGGTCAGGGCGCGCAGGATGGGCGTCACTTTCGGGACAGCGACCTTCGTCGCCACGGTGACAAGTTTGATAAGCCGAACGTCGTCGTACTCGGCTGCCCGTTCCTTGATGAGCGCCAAGCCGGGAGCAACGATGTCAGCCATCTCGCGCAGCAAGTTCTTGGCCTCCTTCGTCACCGGGTTCGTGGTCGTCACGGCTGGCTTCTCGCGACGGCTACGGAAGATGCGGTCGACGATGCTGATGCTCTTGCCTACCGGGGCAGGTTGGGAGCCGCGCCCGCCTTGGCTGGGTGGCGTCGCGCCGCCCTCGGGCTTGACCTTTCCCTTTTCGTCCTGTCCCATCGGCGGCGAAGCGCCCTCTTTACCCGGAGGCGCATTCTTTCCATCGCCTCCCGCACCGAATAGGCCGCCGAACGGCATCTTCGGCTCAGGAGGTTCCGGTACCTGGTCAGGGTCGATTTCAGTCTCCATGAGTCCCTGGGCAACAACCTCGTGGCGTGCTTCCTTGGCATCAATCACTCCGCTGTCCATCAGGGTCTTCAGACCCTGACCCATGGCGAGCATCGCCCGCCCGCGTGCGACCGTGGCTTCGTCGTCGCGCTCAATCCACACGAACTTGATGACCTGTTCCTGTGTGTCGGGTTGGTGCGGCAGAATGCGGTTGAAGTGGTTGCGGAACTTCTCGCGCACGTTGGCGAAACCCGAGCGCCGGGTCTGGCGTTCCTCCCGGATGATGCCCGCCAGTGTGCCGCCGCCTTCGAGTTGCGACAACCCGACATCGGACAGCCGCATGCCATACCCGGCTGCGAGTATTTGCCCGTAGTGGATGATGGTCTTGTCGTACAGCAAGTCGATGGGCGGCCTGTTGAATGGAATCCAATTAGCAGGTTTCTCGTGCGCGTACAGCACGGGAACCTTGAAGCCGTCTATGCCTTGGAAAAGCGTGCGGAACTCGCCGAGCCACTGCCCGGCGTCTTCCTCGCTCATGTCCATCAGGTCGAGGATGCCCGCCTCGGGCGTGTCCAGTAGAAGTTTCCAGTAGTAAGTGTCGCCCCGGTACAGCATCTCCAGGGCCAGGTAGACCTTCTCGGGCGGGGCCATGCCCCACCCGCTGCGTCGGAGTTCGGGACGGGGCGTGTACACCATGCGGTCGATGGCATGCTTTGGAAATGCAATTGCCTGTCCAATTATCTCGGGCACGGACTGGATGACCGGATAGGCCTCGTCATAGGACGGGAACAGCGTGGCAGCGTCGATGTGGTTGACCCACAGCACCGGGCCGTCCGGCTCGTCGTTCTCGCGGCCAATCTCGGCTGCGGCACCGAAGGGCAGGTCCATCAGGTCCTGACCCATGAGGTCGATATAGGCGTCGAAGTCTCCGCCGTTGATGCGTTCCAAGAGGTCGCCGTAATACTGGACGGCGCGCTTGATTTCCTTATCATTGGAAGTGTCAGGGTCACTCGGCACGACATCCCATTCGAGGTTCTTCACATTGTCGAGCAGGGTATCGCGGCAGGCGATAGCCAGAGGTTGGCTGCGCACAACCTGTCGCCAGCGGCTGGCTTCGAGCCAGCCCGAGTACCCGTAGGATGGAATGACGCGCGAGAGGTAGGATGGCAGTTCAACTGCCCGCTGGCCCGTGGGTGCCGTTACCGACTTTGGAACCGCCAGCGGATTGCCCTTTGATTTGGTCTTCGCCATGCTGCCGTCCTCTGCCCCATGGGTGGGGGCGCGAATGACAATAGGGCCTTCTGTGGCCTAGTCTAGCATACACCGAAGCCCTGCGCCGAGGCGCTACTTTTGCGCTGCGACGCCCTTGCTTGACGCCGCTAGACCTTCAGGAACTTCATGTGCTTGAACTGCCGCTCACCCTCAACCGCCACGTTGAAGGCCCCGGCTGCGCTGTCTACCTGGTCGTCGTGCTTGGCGTTCGGGAACCCGGCATGCTCGGCCAGCCACAATTTGTTCCACGGGGCAGCCAGCAGGATGACGTTCCCGGCGTTCACTTGCCCTGCCCAGCCATCCGCCCATGCCGCCTTGTCACCTGCGTGGGACTTGCCCTCGCATGGATACCCGGCAAGGATGCGAATGTAGTTCGAAATCATGGTCTTGCCAGCCGCGCCCGGCTCCTGCTCGATGACCTGCTTGACCCTCTTGCCATCCAGTTTGGTCGTCTGGTAGACGATGTCCTGAACCTGCTCGGGGTCCAGTCTTGTCCTGACCACATCAAGGACCCACCACATGCCGTCCTTGTCCTCGGCTACCAGCGTACCCACGGTGTAGTCAGGGTCGCGGCTGGCACGGCTCACAGCCGTAGCGGCGAGGTCCCAAAAGCGGATGCCACGCTTGACCTCGTAGGGAGTTGCGGGTGTGTTGGGGTCCACCTGGACCAACTTGCAGATGTCGGCGGGTGGCGTGCTCTCGATTCGCACCCGGCCAATCTTGAAAAAGTCACCCTCAGGGCGGGTCGGTCGCTGCTGATACTCGGCGTTCCAGACCATGGGGCCGACACGACTCTTGACCGTCTCAAGGAATGCGGCGCTGAAGCGCGACGGGGCCAGCGGCTCTCCAATGTCACGCCCGAGAGGGTCTTCGTCGGCGTCCTTCTGGTTGTCCACCAGCGCCGGATACCGCCTGACAACCCATCGCCCGCCGTGGTCAGCCGTCCCCTCCTCTTCGAGGATACGCCCTACAAGGTCGTCCTCATGCCAGCGAGTCATGATGATGACAATGCGCCCGTGCTCCCAAATGCGGGTGATGAACGTGCCCTGCCACCACTCCCACACCGTTCGCCGGGTCGTCTCACTCTGCGCTTTCTCCCAGTTCTCGAACGGGTCATCAATCAGTCCGAGGCGGAAGCCGTGGCCGGTCACAGGCCCGCCCACGCCTGCGGCAAAGACATAGCCGCGGTTGCCCTTGATACCCCAGTCGTGCGCCCGCCAGTGGCCTGGGTCATCACCCACGACGGTCGGGAACAACTCGGTCCACTGCTGGGTTTGGAGTACACCACGCGCCCGGCGTGAGTTGTCGTGCGCCTTGTCGGCGGCGTAGGACGTAAGCAGCACAGGGTCGTCCGGGTTCTTGGCCAACCAGTATGATGGCAGGTGATGGCTCACGAGCATCGACTTGCCATGCTGTGGAGGGGCCTCAATGATGAGGTTCAGCACCTCGCCCGACACAACCTTGTCGAGCCAGAGCGCCATGTCCTCGTGAAAGGCATCCGCCTTGTACGGCGGGTAGACGAACTCGGTGAACGACAGGAGATTGCTGCGCGCCTGTGTGACCGTTGGGCTGACGTTGATGTGCTTGAAAATGTTGTCGTACAGGTTCGCTTGCAGGACGGGGACGGTGATGGGTTGGTCATCCGGCAGAGGGATAAGGCCGAGGGCCTTCGCCCTCTCGCGGTGGTCGACGTTCCTGCCCGTGCCAGGTATCGACGGCGTCATTCTACAGGTCTGGATTCCACGTCAATGGGCAGGGCTTGGCGCAAGTCATTCAGATAGGCCAGTCGGTCTTCTGGCGTGCGGATGTACTTCAGGGTCACTCTCTCAAACGACACCAGCACTTCGTAGACGTGCTGCACAGGGATGAGTTGCTTATTCAGGGCAAGGTGCCTGCGCTCGATGTCCGACACCTTTGCCATCTCCTGCACGAGGTCCCGGTAGCGGTGTTCCAGAAACTCCTTGACCAACTCCGGGTCCAGCGCCCTCTTGAGCGTCAGGACTGCGGTGCGCAGTTCATCCGGCTGTATCCATCCCATGCGGCGCTCTTTGGTGAAGGCTTGAACCTCCTGCCTGCCCCTCGGTTGGTACGACGACGCCAAAATGGCCTCAAGTTGGCTGAGCGCGCCCTTGGCCTGCATGACGTTCATTGCCTTGTCGCCCGCGTCGAACGTCGAATCGATTTGGCGCTGCGTGTCGTCGCCCGAAGCGATGAGCATGGCCATCTCGTGGCCAAGGTTCAAGAGGTCGGGAGACCCTATCAGGGTGTTGTAGGCGTCGCGCAGATGCCGAGCCACGAAGGCTCGTGGCTCCTTCATGGTCTTGAGCGCGCCCTTCCCGCCATGATTGCGGCAGACCGTTGTGCCGATAAGCGCCTTGTTCTTGCACCTGCGGTTCGTGCCGCATTCCGGGCACTCCATGCCCTTGTCGTTCTTGGTAAACCGCTTCGCACACTTCTTGCATGTGCGCACGCGAGCCGTGCATCTCGGCTGCTGGCCCAGCGGTCTGGCCAGAAGGCGTCTCACAGCAAGCGGGTCTTGGCTCACTCGGACGATGGCATTCTTTTTGGTCATAGCATCCCTAACCACGCCGTCAGTCTGGCGGCTGCGATGTCGGCATATAA